GAGGAGATGAGAAAAATAGAACTTATATGAGGATCACTTCTTCATCTTGCTGGCTCTACTACAATTCCTACAAGACACGGGATCTTTGACATTAAAAGCCGAGTCTATGCACAGAATTCTGTCTTTGGAATCTGCGCTCCTCACCACGGATATTAGTCCCGTAACATTCATGTCTGGAGGTATATGAGTTAAGAAATGATCTTTTGACACCTTGAATTCAACCTGATCATCATGCTTCATGTAGGTGCCAGCTTGAGTCCAATCTCTGATCTCCACCCCTAGAGATTCAGAAATCAATTGCGATGTTCTGTTAGAACACCTTGAATAGTTATCATAGTTGTAGGCTTGTACTGTGGTACTGACGAGTCCTGATGTCCATGTTGAATTGGGAATTTCGACTCCGAAGTCATTTGGGTTTATGTCGCTCCAGTCTGGTTTCTCCAGTTTGTATACTACGGTTCCTTCGTCATCCAAGGCTCTGTATAGTTCACACGTCTTCGATATCTTGACAAACTTCATGCCTGAAGAGCTTTCGAATTTGTTCTTCTTGGATCTATACACATGAATTCCTCTCTCGTTTACTTGGCACATCTTTATCCTGCCATTGCCATTGACGTCTCTGTAAGTCGCGTCGTCGGAGATATCACATAGAGACAAACCTCCCCATACTTGACTACTCACGATCATTTTCAAATCTGGATCGTTGTTTGAATGCGAACAAACGGGAACAAAACCCATGTTCGCAGTTAATGAATACTTAAAACCTTGCTTAGGTTCCCCACAATTGTGATGAACAACAAGTTCCTGTTGATTGAGTCTCTCGTAAGATTCAAGGGCCTTCAGTTTTTCTTCGTGTGTCATCCTCCTTAAAGAAGCCAAGGTCTCATCCGAGACATTGGGTGGTTTGTAATTGACCATCTTGTCGGACCATACGAGATCGACCTTCCGAAGTTCTTTGTAAGGCATGGGAACCTTAAGTGCAGTGAAAGTTCTGAAAGGAGGCTTTCGCTGCATCTCGGATGAATAGAACTTCACTCTACTCCCTTCCAAGTACGACTTGTATCTATCAGAAATTTTCTCAGCTGTTAGAGGGGTTGACATCATCATCTCGAGAGCTTCAAAGGCTGAGAGATCCTTCATAACCCTCCCTTCTCTCAAGACAGAGTAAGTAGCCGTCTTTCTCATTTTGAAGATCACTTGCTTTCTGGTCTCCAGCCTTAAGCCTCGATAGCTTCCCTTGGTTGATCTGTTAAAAGAATGCATCTCGTTCTGATCCTTGAACGATGATGATGAAGGGACCTCTGGACCTCTTTTTCTACCTTTAAGGCCAACAAATAGCAGTATGTCCAACGAATCTTCTTCCTTGTGGTCTTGCTTTCTACGCCTACTGTATAGATTGCTCATGATTTCGTGTCCCAACACGCTCTCCAATGGTGAAACTATGTCCCCGGGATCTTCAGACAGGAGCTTAGACACGCAGCTCCCCGTATAAGAGCCAGGAGATTGTGGTAATCTCTGGAAGTCCCCCATTTCTGAGCAATCATGCAATTGTATGATCTCATGGTCACGCTGATCTGAGTTAAGGTGCCTCCGTTCAGGTACACCGATTTTGAAGAAGCTCTGGCGTGCATGATGTCGAGCAGGAGATACATGTGCGGCAACTTATTAACTACACACATTTGTTCTGTGACAGATGCATCTGGGTTCATGAGTGGGTTGGACAT